AGAACTTATAAACGCAGAAGTCGCTTTTAAAGAATTATCTGACAGTACTCAAGCAGAATTTATAAAAAAGATTAATGTTACTGGTGGTGTGAACGGAAAATATGCTGAACAGCTCAGGCTCCATGTGCTTTCTGGTATACTTGAAAAAGGTAGTGTCACAAAGATAAGTGATATTGATGGTTCTACAATTATTAACAGTAACGCTTTTGTAAAAGAACTTAGTGATTTAAAAAGGTTTGCTGGACCATATGCAAATTTAAAACCTTTATTTGCAAAAGCAGGGAAGCCTAATGAAATAGATAATTCTTATTTTAAGGAGTTAGAAGGTTTAAGAATATATGGCTTTTTTGCTAACATGGGTGAAGATGCAGGATCTTCATTTGCTACTGGCTCTGTTGTTGGACAAGCAGTTAGAGGACAAGTTATAGAGTTTGTTCAATCAGCTTTACCAAGAAATATTTTAGCAAAATTTATGTCGCAAAAACCTAGTGTCGCACAATTAACAAAAGAACACGGTAAAAAAACATTTATGAATAGAACTGGATATTTAAATAAGTTGAGTTCTGTACTTACTAGTATAGAAAGAGAATTAGGTCTAACTAGTGAAGAGATTACTCCAGGATTTGAACCTGAAACAAGAAGCCAAGAATTTGAGCGAACGGGTAATCCTCCTTTTATGGGAGATAAAGTATCTTCTAACACTATTACACCAAACACACTAAATTTAAATCTTCCCGTGGTATCTCCTAGTAGTTCAAATGTTCCTCCAAGCACGAACTACGCCTCTCTTTTCCCCTTTGATACTACGGGAGGAGCAATACAAAGCAGAGCAGGAATCGGTGGATTAGTATGAACATAGAACAACTACAAAAAGAATTAGCAGAAGATGAAGGTTGTAAGTATGAAGTTTACAAAGACCATTTAGGTAAACCGACCTTTGGTATTGGTCATTTAATTACTGAATGGGATGAAGAATATGACAAGCCTATAGGAGCACCAGTATCTGAAGAGCGTGTTAATAGTTGTTTTGCTAAAGATGTAGAAACAACACTAGAAGATTGTAAGATATTATACGCTAACTTTGACAAGCTCCCAGAAGAAGCACAACTTATACTTTGTAATATGATGTTTAATATGGGTAGAACTCGCCTAACTAAATTTAGAAAAATGAATATAGCCATAGCCGATCAAGATTACTTAGAAGCGTCTTTACAAATGGAAGATTCCAGGTGGTATCAACAAGTACCTAATCGAGCAGAACGTCTCGTTGATAGAATGGCAAATTTACAAACATTCCCTAGCGGATAAATGACATGGTTGTTGCAGAAATCCTCACTGGGATAGCTTTAGTTCAAAAGTCTGTAGAGTTCATTAAGAGCAACATCTCAACAGTAAATGACATTTCTGGTATAGCTAAACAGATTGATGGCTTTTTTACTGGTGCTGACCAAATGAATAAAAGCAAGGGCAAAGGTATGTCTATTGCTGAACAGTTTGGCTCTGTAGAAAAAAGTGCTAATGATTTTATAAACATGAAACTTTTAGAAGAAAAACGAACAGAGTTAAAAAATATAATTAATATGAGGTTTGGACCAACTGCTTGGGATGAGATAATTGCAGAAAGAGCTAATAGAATACAAGAAGCTAAAGAAGCAGATCGATTACAAAGAATAGAAGCTAGACAACAACAAAAAGAATTTCTTGATACCTTACAAACAATAGGCATTATCTTTTGTGTTATAGCAGTAATTATAATAGGTTCTATAGTTGTATTTAAAGCGTATGCAGATGGTTACAAATACAAACCCAAAGATTTAACAAGACAGCAAAAAATAAATAATGGTACAATAGAAATGCCTACTATGACTACTTGTAGATTAAAAAAACGTAAAGTGTATAAAGACAAATTAGCTTGTATATATCAAGGTGCTCAAAAAACTTTTACATTAGACTTTACAGACCTTGCAAACGGTTGCCCTCGCAAATACAAATGTGTACTTGACCCTAATGGAAAAGAACCAAATATTGATTCTGTAATGGATAGTTTAAGGAGTATAGCTGATTGACTAGTTGTGTAGGAATATGTAAGTTAGATGAAAGGAAAGTTTGTACTGGGTGTAACAGAACAATAGAGGAGATAAAAAAAGCTTATGAAAAAAACACTACAAAAAAATAGCAAATATAATGAATATGATTTAGATGGTGATGGAATAGTCACAGATGATGAACTAGGAAATGCTAAAGCTATAAAAGAAACAGAAACCAAACTTAGAAAAAATCTTGCACAGTTACGCATGGCAAGATACACATTAATCGGCATGGGGGTGTTTACATCAGCTATGTTTGTAATTCCAATTGAAAGAGTAGATGCTTTAGCTGATATAAGCAATCTTTTCTATATTTCTGGAGCTGGAATAGTAGGAACTTATATGGGGACTACTGCCTACATGACCAAGAATGGGAAGTAATTAGGGGGTACAAACATACCAAGCCCTTTTGCTCTAATGACTGTATCGAGCTTATACGCAGTCGTTTTTTGGCTAAACTATCCAATCTGCAACATTTTCTTGTAATACGGCACTTGCTATGTCAATTTTACTTCTAAGGGCTTGTAGTACCTTTTCGTCTACTGTTTTCTCAACAATAATGTCTATGTAGGTAACTTTATTGACTTGTCCGATTCTATGTGCTCTATCTTCACTTTGTAACCTAACTTCTAAATCGTAGCTATTACTGTAATATATAACGGTGGAAGCTTGAGTTAAGGTTAAACCATAACCTCCCGTTCTGGGTTGTCCTACAAAAAACCTAACTGGGCTTTCAGGATCCTGAAAAGCTGTTACTGCATAATCTCTTTGGTCAACGCTAGTTGCACCATAATAAGAAACAACACTATCATCTCCATACATTTTTTGTAATAGTTTTTCTACACCTTGAATGTCATGAGTGAAGTTAGCCCAAATAATAGCTTTGCCATCTATTTCTTCTACAACAGATTCTATTTCTGTTAATTTAGCAGAAGGAAAAGTTTTTAGTGTTCCATCATCTAGCTTTACATGTCCAGAACAAACTTGTTGTAACCTAAGTAATTGTGTCAAAATAGTAGTGGGTGTTACTGTTCCTTCTTCACATATACCAAGTGCAATCTTTTTTAAGTCAGAATACATTTTTGCTTGTTCAGGTAAAAGTTCTACAACTCGTTTTGTGTAAACCTTATCTGGTAAATCTAAACAATCTTGTTTTCGTATTCTAAAACTAAAATTATCTAACAAGCCATTTAGTTCTTTTAAGTTTTTGTAACCGACTATTTGATTAAAACTGTATGAACCTAAGTTACGTCTTTTTATTATTGCATATTCATACTGGAAGCTGAAAAAACTTTTATGACCTAGCAACTCAGGGTTTAAAAATTCACATTGTGTATACAAATCCATAGGGCTTTTTGTTATAGGACTACCAGTCATTATTCTACGATACTTGGCTATTTTCCCAAGCTTCACAAGAGATTTAGTACGTTTTGCGTTCTTGTTTTTTATGGTTGTACTTTCATCTATAGCCATAAGACAACTGTGTCCTAACAAAAACTTTTCTGCTACTTCAACACCTTTTCTTGTACTAAATGCTTCTATATTCATTAAGAATATTTTTAAGTTATAGTTGGGCGTGAACATACTGTTCCAAGTATGCAAAAACTTTTGTGTGTGATTAGGTTGCCAAACACAGATATCTGATAAAACATGTTCAGGCATATGGGTTGGTATCTCGTTACGAGACCAGTTTCTATAAACACCTTTTGGGGCTATAATCAAAACTCCAGTTACGTGTCCTTTGTCATACAACACACTAAAGTTGTCTATCAAAACTTTAGACTTACCAGTTCCCATATCCATAAAATATGCAAACTCGTGTAAGTTCCAGCCTTTCCTTAAAGCAGTCAATTGATGCTCATAAGGGGTTAATTTAAATTTATATTTCATGTGCTTACTTTCTGACTTTACTATATACAAACTTTTTTAAAAACTTAAACCTTTTGTTGTCGCTATGATATCTTTCGCGGGACGGAAAATATATCGATATCTGATATTTAAATATCTGATTTATCATTTGGACTAACTTTAGTTTTACTAGTATATATAAAAGTATATAACTAAAGTTGTTAGGGCGTACTTAAGTTCTAACAACAACGGCATAGGAGAAAGTATGACTGTTTTTATAACACAAGAAGTTCCTGGGAGGGATATTACAAAAGCCTCCCAATATGGTGACTTGCAAATATTAATTCCTGCAAAGGAACAAGTAGCCTTATCCGCTCAGCCAACGGTTAGGAGGATAAATCGCTTATTGCGTAAATTTAACGACAGTGATTATTTATTATTATCAGGGGATCCTGTTATAATTGGCATCTCTTGTGCCGTTGCCATGTCTAATAACTTAGGCAAATTAACTATACTAAAGTGGGATAGGCAAGACGAAGAATACTATCCAATAACAGTTGACATATATGACAAGGAGGCTTGAATGGATTTCGA